TGCCAGTGGCCCTGCAGTCTGACGATCTGCTGTTGTTGTGTTTCGGCGACCTTGCCAACTCGCTCCAGGTCGCTGACCCATCCCCGTAAGCGGCTACGGGACTCGTCATAGAACCGGTTGAAATTCTGGTTGGCGAGCCGCAGCATCTCCTCTGGGCTGACGTGGATAATAGCTGCCTCACGGACAGCTTGGGCCATACCCATTTCGCCCTGGGAGATCAGCTCGGCGAAATGAACCCCTACCTGGCGTAAGGCCTCTACAGGATCGGTGCCAGGTTTGACTCCGAACAGAGACTGTAGAATACCTGGGTTGTCGCGTTGGACAGACGCTAACGATTCGAGTGTCTGGCGAGCACCTGCTGCCGTGCCGCCCAGCATCTCCATCGCACGCTCAAACGCGATGATGCGATCGGGCGTTGTACCAATTCGATCGGCCGAGAATGCTACACCAGCGACAGCACGGCCGATATTATTTAACGAAGCAACAAGCCCTACACCGGCGCCGGCAGCGATCGTCGCCAGATTAGCGAACTTGTCTATGACGCCGATGAGTTCTTTATTAAAGCCGGAAATATTTAGACGCGACTCCTTCATCGCGTCCTGAAAGCGATTGTGCTCCGCCCGATCTATCTCAAACCGTAAACGGACGAGATATTCTTGAAGAGTTTCGGCCATTCAATCAGTCGCCAAAGTTGTTACCGCCGTGGTGTACTTCCCAGCGCTTCCAATCCATATGCTTCCAGTAGCACCACACGCCGTCATACCCAGCAACAAACTCGATTTCGACTTTCCGTGGCGCTTCTTGTTTAGTAAATACCAATGGCATGTCCGGACCCTCGACGATGTACTCTAGATCCAGTAAGTCGTCCGGAGCTTGTCGTGTAGCGACAATCCGGTGCCCCGGCGGCAAAAATGTTTCTATCATGCTCCGCACGAAGCTAGCATGGCCGGCAATTTTTAGAATACCCCAGTTGCGGCCAGTCAATTCTGTATCGTCGAGCACGGCGTCCCCTCCCTATGACAAGTGTAAGGGTACGGCACGGCAGGAATACGTGCAAGTCAGCCCGGTTCGTTCGCCTCAGCCATCGACCTCCACTTTGGGTAATCGGTCGAGCTCATCTGAGAGTGGCCAAGCCTTGGCCACACTGTATCGATTGTCAGACTTGCGGATATAAATCCGATGGTGCCAAAGAAGAACATCGGGCATGGGATGCATAACTGGAACATCCACCTTAACGGGAGTTCGTCCATCAAGCTTACCTCCTAGTGTCACAGTGACCATCGCTCTAGTCATCGCGCATTGCCTCTTGCAGCCTGAACGAGTTCTCATCGTGCACATCAATGTACTCGTTGGCCATCGCCACATCTTCCAATGTGAGCGTACCATTGAGCAATGACTCGAGCTGGCACATCCTGCGCATTACTGGACGAAGCAGCCAGTCCTCGCCCGTGGTCATGCTGACTAGTTCAAGCGGTCGCTTAGTCCGGTAGGAAATGGTCCCGGTCCAGCTACGCCCGGGACGTTGGTAAAACCCCCAAGATTGTCTTGAATAACCGCGATCATCAGCTGCAGCAGTACAGGAGCGGTCATGTCCGCGAACTGCGGGGCGTCCCCCTGTACATTCCACACGCCGATGAATCGGTCACCGGTTTGCCGGGTGACAACCCGCATAGTTGTACGCATGACATAGTCAACATCCTTGTCATCAAGCTTGGAGACAGCGTCAGCCAAGGATGCAAACATGCCCGTGCCCTGGGCACTCGCCATTGCGCCAACGATGGGGGCCAGCCTTCGAGCGACGTGGAACTGCTCTTTGGCGTTAAGCTGACCGGTCCGATACGTGATGCCTTCGATTACTTGTTCGGTCGCCATATGGTTACAACCACGTGCCTAGCACACGATCCACCAAGCCGGCGTTAAAGCCCCATTCGTTGATACCGCCATCCTTAGCGTATGTAATGGTCGGGGCTCTGCGGAAAGCTACCGAACGGGCTGATGCCGTGTCACCCGAGGCGATGTGCGTGACCACCAGTACGTTCTGTCCCCAGAAAGCAGAAGACAGTTGCTGGAAGTCGTACATCGCCTGCAGAATGGCATTGGTGGACGATGTCTTGAGCACACGTACAGTCACCGTACCATGTCTGCCGGCATGCAACGAATGCATAGGCGTGCCGTCAGCACCGATCGTAAGAGTTTCCTTGTCCTCGATCTGCTCGATGGTGATGCCTTCTTCGGCAGTGCCAGCACCATTGCCTAACATGACAATGCCACCCGGACCAGACAGAGTCGCCATAACGTCAGTAAAGCTATATGCTATACTCACTCTTACCTCCTCTTGAGTACTCTTACGAAGTGTGCTCTACTGTTGCGCGACTCAAAGGAAAACTCCCTATGAAGAAACGCGCAACCGTCTTCATTGACATCAACCTGGACCGCTGGGTGACAAGTCAGGGGATTTATAAAACTTCCCGGACCATCCCAACTCGCGCACCTACTCCTGCTAATACTATCGTTGAGCATCCATCATTCACCGGTAAGGCTCGCCGCATCGCTAGCATTTTGCAGAAGCAGGTCGGGCATCGTTTCCAGAAACAATAAATGTACAAGCAGCGACTTGGCTTAGAACGACTACGACGTCACCGAGTCGGACTGGCGAAAAAACCGAGCTATCGGGTGATGCAGCGTACATACGCAAAGTGGTTTTATCTTTTCACGAAATACCATGCTGAGCCCAAACTGCTGGCCTATCTAGGCGTGGCAGCACGCCGGATCTGCTGTCACTTCAGGTTGCGCTGAAGGCCGTTTGCTTGAAGGGAAGGGAGCACCAAACGGCCCCGATCAATCAACGGTTCACGTTGATCGCGACGTTGGCGAAGTGTACAGCACCCGCCAGCTTTACCGCGACTTGGATTGTCGGCGCCTTACGCAGTTCGCGGTCAGACTGGCTCTGCGTCGCAATCGACGGAGCGTACACGTAGTAGCCCTTTGGCAGCGCGTGCCCCTGTCTCAGTAGGCCAAACTCAAAACCACTGGTCCAGATGCCGGGAGCCACGAAGCCGTTATTGACCGCAGCGTCCATAGTGCGCTCGACCGTCGTGACAAGCTGGTGAATACCGGCATCGGTTTGCGGGATCTTGCTCGGCGAGGTGTAGAGCACGTTGTACAAATCAGTCTGTACCTGATTCTGTAGCCAGTCCGCACCATGTCGCTCGTCAAAGAAGAAGCCGTTCGCCATGACGCCCTGCTGGATGATCGCAGTCCCGTTCATATAATTGACGAAGATATTGCCGTGCTTGCGATCAATCGTACTAGCTTGCGTCTCACTCAACGACTCTGCGCTAACACCCGGCTCTTGCTTGAACTTGAGCGTGATCATCGAATTGTTTGCGGTGAAGTCGACGGTGAAGGCACGGGCGAACATCGATGCGATGGCATAAGCCGAGGAGCTTGAGTACTGCCAGAACGTCCTGGACAGATTAAGCGCAGCCAGCTTGGAGCCGAGATCAGTCGTCGACGCACTATCTACAGCGCCACCCTGCTGGATATTTATTCCGAGGACATGGGTAGGTGAGGCACCTTCGACATACTCAGCAACAGCGATGTACTGGTCATCGGAGATTGACTGGGAGGCAGCAAACATCAGGCCATAGACATCGGAATTGAGTGGCGCCAGCGCAGTTACAGCCTGCAACGGCGTCTCAGCGTTGCCTCCAGCGACGGGCGTGGCACTGGTGACCGCTGTCCATCTGAGCAAGGTTGCCAGTGCGGCACCAGAACCTGGATCGACCCCATAGCTGACCGATGACGATGGTCCGGCAGTATGCGACGTAACAAGGAAGTTTCCTTGCGTCGCTTCCCATCGAACATCAGCAAACGCCGTCATGGCTGTATCAAGCACTGTCGCAGCGCCATTCAGGTTGGTAACGCCGGAAAAATCAAGCGTTGTCAGCGTGTGCGGCGTACCGTCAACAGTGATGGTCAAACCGCCAGATGTGATGGCATGGAGGCTGGTCAACAAGGCCGCCTGCTCGGTAGTGCCCATATGACCACCAAGCAAGACGCCGGCTGTTGAGCCCGATGCCCATCGGCCGATGTACAGAATTGCCGGCTGAGGGTTCTGCGAGAAGAACAGATTGGCCGCCAGATACTCCGGCGCAGTCGTACCGAAGTCGCCAGCTACTCCGTCCAACGTCGTGTATGAACGGATGCGGCTACCCAGATCGATGACCGGACTGTCACCGATAATGCAAAGAGCGCCGAAGTTTCGTGCTGGTACGGCGATCGGTTGCATATTGACCGTGACGTTCACCACGTCAGAAACAGATAGACCTACAGGCATTCTACTCTCCTATGGATTCACGTCCCATTCCGTGGTGATGCCATCATCGGCAAAAATTCCGCCACTACTGGAAGCAAGGTCGAGCACGGCGTAATCTCGATCTACGGCTTGGTTGAACCGCATAACGACATCACAGCGGTTGATCCATTGCATATTAAACATATCTGGTACGGCTGTAATTGTACCGATCTCGGTCAGTTTGACGCTTATTAAACTTAGCTGCTCTAGATTTTGGGCAATGTAGAACCCGTCACGCAATTGTTCTGCCAAGCCCTGACAACCCGGACCATAGACGGAGGCCAGCACTGTCACGTTCGACCAACGGGTCAAACGGTCAGGTCCGCCGTCGAAATGGTGGATGACCGGATAGTCTATTCCCGTTCTTTCGGTGATCCCCACCGCTGCCCAATTAACAGATGGTGCCGGCTGTTTTGGTGGTGTCGGCTGCCAGCGCGGGCGAACCATTCCCGGCGGCAGTCCGCATATACCAACCACAGCGGCAACTAGAGCATCCTCCAGCTGGGTATCTGATAAAGGGGTGTTTGTTTGGCGGAGGTAGCCACCTGATGCGCTGGTGTTACCACTCATATAGAGGTCGCTGGAAGCAGGTCTTTCCGGGACAGCACTACGTGCCTGTAGCCCTGACCCCAATTGTCGAAGTCGTCATTGCGCACAGGGACGAATTCCTTGCCCTGCCATAGCACGATATCAGCCGCAAGATCATCACTGGCCTCTTGCAGGCCGGCCTGTGTCCAGATCTCCAGCATCTCGGAAGTGCGCGTCGCCTCCGGCGTCAGCTCCATCGTGCGCCCGGAAGCCGGCTGGATTACACCATACGCACTCAGAGTCGTACCTGAGAACGTGGCACGACCATCAGGGCCAACAGTCTCTACAAGTCGGACAAAATTAAACATGTCAAGAAAGTCCGGATCCTGCAGGACTTCTGATACGTCAATCTGTGCCATTTTCGAGTGCTCCAAACAGGGGGCGGGATAAGCCCGCCCCTATTTGACTTCACGCGGGGTGCTGAGCCGGTTCTTCAGCTGATGGTTCGGCCGGCGGAGCTGGCGGAGCGTCGGGCGGCGGGGACGGCGCATGCTGGGTGTTGGCAATAACTGCATCGGTCATTGCCTGCGTATTGGCGTTGAGTTGGTCGACAATGGCCTGCATTGCGGCTGTATCGTTGTTCGCCAGAGCTGCCTGAAGCTGGCCGGCGATCGATTGAAGCAGCACCATCATGCTGTCTTCGACAGTCTTTTCGTTCCGTACAGCGGTTTGAATGTCGGCTAAAGTAACCATGATAAGCTCCCCTTCTTTACTCAATCGAGCCAGGATCTTGAACACCGCCCCCTGGGTAGCGGCTACGCGGGTAGCGAGATGACTGACCGTCTCCGATAAGTTGTTAACGGCTATCGTCAGCACTGCAAGACGTGTGTCCATTTCATCTACCAGCGCATGCATGACTGCGAGTTGGTCATGTATGAGTGGTGACTCTTCGACGGGCTCGGACCAATCTTCGTCAGCGCTATGACGCGAATACCAAAAGCCATCATTGCCGTACGCCCAAACCATGCGCTGAACGTAGGCAAGCTTACTGACATTCTGTATGGTGCGATCTTCGATATCGTTCATAGTAATCGTGCCGTCCACCTCAAGACGGTAGGCGATACCATGTGCATCAACGATCGGCGGGTCTGCGTGGTGCCAAACTATCGTATTGTCATAGGACTCGACCTGCCGATGTTCCATTTACATGTTTTTCCCGCCTAGTTTCACGACATAGGTAATGGCTCGACGCAGCTGGCCTGTATCCAACAACGGCTTCATATTGGCTTGGCCCCACGCAAGCACGTCCTCGCCTCTTCTTCGCATACGCCTCAGTCTGGTTTGGCCTGCTTGGGTCTTACGTAGGCGTGCGATGATCGTCCGCTCCGACAATGGCGGGGACAGACCAGCAGAAATCCTTGCTTGCGCACCGGTAGCGCCGGTCTGACCTGCGGCTCTTAGGGCATTGAGCGTTCTGTCTTGATCGCCCGCCAGTGCTGCCGTTGTGGCATTCCGCAGGTAGCGCGTGATTACGACCAGTTTGTCCCTTATGCCGGGCTTTAGGAATGGCCGCGCGGGGATGTTCTGCTCGGGCGCGCCGTTCTCATGTATATATGCCAACAGCGCATTGCTCGGACCGGCCCCATCACGGCCAGCGTTCTGCTGCGGTACACCGACCAATACCTGGGCCGACGCAAGCATGCGGACGTTGGCCATAATCTGATCGGACCTATCGAACACCGCGCGCGCCTGATCAGGTGTCGGACGTCTTGCCATCAGCCACCTTCAGCGAGTTTAATTCGTACAGTGCCGGTCTTGCGCTCTATCTTTACCCGATTGCTCCCAATGGCCAGCCTGCCCTCCGGATCAATCGTGTAGAAGTCAACGAAACCCTCTTCCTCATCAGCGGTAACGCAACGCTCGATCGTCTCGCCATTAAGGGTAATGTGCGCGGAACCGATCTTCATCGGATCGTAGGCACGATCTCTATGGTTCAGTGACAACCGCATAGCAGCTCCTCAGGACGGCACTGGCATCCCCTCTGGTGGATAACCGTTGCCGTAAATGCGGACGTTCTTAGGATTAGAGCGATCTACATACACAGCGGTGCCATGTAGCTCACAGCCGACACCATTCGTTGTTGGCCGGCCGCATATCTTCGGCACCTTGGCCAGCCCGCGCTGCATCTCGACGGCGTTCAGGACATGGTTACAACGGTTGAACGGATAGGGCATTACCAGGCGACCGGCCAAGAATTCGGGAAGCCTACGTCGGGACCTTGGAAGCCATGACCGGAGGGCGCCGGCGGCAGATAGCCGTAGCCGATCTGGATGCCGCCCATACCGACAAGCTGCACGAGCCTGTAGTACTCCATGCCATAGACCGTAAGGCCCCAGACGCCTAAGCCCGCCATGCTCTGAAGCAGCGATGTGTCGTAGGAGACCGATACGGCGCCGACGCTCTTCGAGCCCATTGCGAATGGTATACGCCCCAGCGTGCCCGGTGCTCTGCCACGTTGGTTGCCGAACAATGCCAAATGGTGCGCGACGAACAAGTACACGCCCATTGGATAGTACTCGCCCCAGCGGCATGCGTCGGTATTGGCTACCGCAATGTCGAACCACAGTTTACGCTGCATGGACGGATACTTGGACGCGTCGTTGAACTCCGGAAAGGCCATGAGGAACTTCTGATCCGACACCCCGGGCCCACCCTGTACAACAGCAGTCGCTTGTACTGATCCTTCGCCTTCTATGACTGTCGGACCGCCAATAACCTGTGCATCAGCGTGAACTGATCCTTGACCGCTCATGGTTCGCTCCGTGGAAAGTTAGTGCAACCCTGAGTAAGTTAGGTCGCGCGCTTGCCCGTTGGTTTCCTATAGCTTAGTGCTCGATCCAGGATCTGATGGGCGGGCAGGCCATCGGCCACACCATCACGGATCTGTCGGAAGAAGTCCCCGCCACGGGCTTGGCGTGCCGTATTGCGTACAGCTAAACCGTTGCCGATGGCGTCACTGAAGGATACACCACGACGTACGGCATCGCGAATGCCGCGACGAAAGGCGTCTACACCTGTGATCGTGCCTTTGTTTTTGGATGCATAAAACACTTGCTCACCCCTTTCCTTTCCATACTGCTCTACCATTGCACGCTTAATCTTCTCGCCCTTTTCGGTCAGCGGCATAGAATTGGCTCCTCTATTCAGCAGGACTATTGAAAGCCCATCCCGGAGAAGGCATGGCTGCTGTCAGCCGAAATAACCGATACCGCATTGCCAGAGGCGGCCAGCACATAAGTCTCTCCCGGCGCGATGAAGGTAGTCGAACCGCTGGAAGACGTGCCTGTGGCCGTGCCGATCTCGTTAATGCCGAGATAATAGCTCGCCGTTTCCGGGTTCTTAATCCAACCCCCTGCGGTTCTATGTCCAGCAGTCAGTGCGGTGACGGCGGTGCCGCCGGTGGTCACGGTCGAGACGTCAAGCGCCACCAGAGTACGGCCAGATGCAGACGCCCATGACGCCGTGGTGACGCAAAGGTCACGCATATCGTTGGCACTTATCCCGGCGGTCTGGCCGTCCTGAAACACCGACGCCAACAGATAGGAAAGGGTCCTAACTGTATCGACCATGTTATGTCCACCCTACGCCAGAAAAGGCGTGACCTGAGACGCTGGATATTACCGAGACGGCGCCGGACGCCGGCTGTAAATAATAGACCTCACCTGGCGCAATGAACGTCGTTGCCCCGCTCGATACCGTGCCGGTCGCCGTTCCTTGCTCGTTAATGCCCAGGTTTGCCAACGCATTTTCCGGATTCTTGATCCAACCGCCCGCTGCGCGGTGTCCAGAAGTCAGCGCCGTTACCGCTGTTCCACCAGTCGAAACCGTCGAAACGTCCAACGCGACCAGCGTCACCTGACCCTGAAACATCGGCACTTGCCGCGCCTTAGCCGTTGAAAGAGCGGACGGGGGCACACCGACGGTGCGGGTGCTATTCGGCTCAAAGCCGGCCGCCTGATAATTCGCCCAGGTATAGGACGTGCTCACACCCGCGTCGGTCGATTGATACCACCACGTGCCAGTCGTATTGGTCACGT